ATGATATAGTTACAGGATCCATTACTCATTACCTTAATAATACCCCCACTAAGAGGACGATTGTTGTTCCTGCAGTACCTATCATAATATGCTCGATACGTTTAATTCTTAATATAGTTTCTTTCCATCTCTCTGCACAGACAGCTTCGTGTGTGTCTATCTGCGCTTTTACATCTGATACCTTCACGTATTAAGCTCCATACTTAGGCATACGACTGTCAGGAAATGTCTGCCCTGCACTTGGTTTGCCCTGTGATGTAAACGTCTGTGCTGTGCCATCACTTGATAATCCGGTTAGTGATACCACTGCTGCATCTCCACAGTTACTATGACTTTCTGATAACTTAAATGTGTTGGTTGCAGTTGAGATTACATAGTAAGTTGTGTTATTTACTAAGCCACCAATTACTGCTGCTTCTGCACCGTCTGAATTTGTGTTTACATGATAATAAACTTGCTCATCATTTACAAAGCCATGACCATTACTAGTTATTGTATTATCAGATGTACTAACCACACTAGATGAAGTTGCATCTATTTCTTTAGAACTTAAAGATTTACCTTCAGCCGTTTCGTAACAAGCCTGTAATCCTGCAATATCGGAAGCATTGTTTATAGCAGTTTTGAGTGCAGTATAATTAGTTCTGACTGCTGTTCTAAATGCAGTTATCCCACTTGGTATTGCTGTGTTTGTTTCTGACTTACGAGTTACATACCAATCGGTATTAGATAACATACTAGCTGATAGATCTTTTGCTTCAGATACTTTTGATACCTTTAAATCTGCAAGTGGCTTTGGTAATAAAGCATCGCCATCTGAGTTCCAACCCCAGTAATAAAAGCTATCAAAAGAACCTAATGGAGTTGGGTCATCTTCCCATACAAGGCCCATAGCTTCTTTTCTATCAGCATCCCATCTTACCCAACCTCTAGGGTGTTTCGTGTTATCATCAGCAACCCATGCTTTTCCTATTTTTATGGTTCTACCGTTATGTTTCCAAGCCATTATCTTCTCCTATCATTGAGCCGTAGAATATTTAAAAGGATTACTTGCGAAAGCCATATAAAAATGTGTTGAGCCACTAGAATTGCCCTCACTAAAAGCAGTATTATTCGCTCTTAATTTAAATCCATTTGAAAGAAAATCAAAGTATGCTTGACCAGTTTCTGAACCACCGTCTGTATTAGGTATATTGGCTCTTAAATATTTATTTACTGGGTTTACTTCTTCTCTTGTATTATCCCATATATACCAATTACCAGTAGTATTAGTCCTTTTCATCATCAAATATTTAACAGCAAATCCAGTATAAACAAAAGGTAAAGCCGTACCTCCACCAGTATAACTGCCAAACTTAGAGTAACCCTCTATTTCTGCGAAACAGTATGCTACATATGTATGAGAAGAACTAGTATTTACACTTACATGAGTACCTACACTAAAAACATTTTCGTCTGGTTCTGTACCATTAAATCTTGTACTATCAGTTCCAGAGTTCTGTGCTTGAGTAGATTGTAAAGCTAAATATTTTCCTGCACCTAATACACCAACATAATTTGCCCACGATGTTCCATTTTCTGTCCTTGATTTAAATATGATATGTTCTGGTTTTTTACCCAATCCGTGTCCTATAGTACCTGCTGAACCAGTGCCAGTATAAGTTACAATGCTAAACCCTGCTGTTGTGTTTGCTCGTACTGTACTTGCTATAGATGGAACACCACTTTCAACACTATCTACTGCAATAGTTGAGGTTGTTCCCCCTGCGTTCCAGTTCCAAGCAACGTAAGTATCATTTAAAAAATGTGTTCCTTTTCTTATTGTTCCACCATCATTATTTGAATTTATTGTATGAGTGACAGTAAAGCCATTAGCTTCAACTCCAGACATATGTCCATAGTTGTCTCCAGTTGCTGAAGCGACTCCCTCTCCTGCTGTTTGATTAGTAGATAATACTTTTGTAGCGACAAACCCTCTAATTGCATCTTGTAGTTGATGAGAATACCCAGAAGTTCTATTTTTAATCCACACCCAATCTGGCTGAAAATCTATCTCACCACCAATGTCAGTTGCACCACTTACAATATTTTGACTACTTTGACCATCACCAGTGTAAGTAAGTGTTCCAAAATGATTATCAGCTTGTGTAGTAGCAATAGGACTTATGGGTAAATCATCATCACTAAGGTTAGCTGCACATAATGCTAGAAAGTCTGTTGGTGGTGCATGGTGAAATGCACCTATGCCATTTGCATCAGCATTAGTTGTTGCTGTTTCATCACCACCAAATGTAGAATCTTGACCAAAATTAGCAACATAAACATCTGTACTTGTTCCATTTGCTACATACCATGTTAAGTTTTGTGCTTCATCTGCTGTAAATGTAAATGTTTGATTTGTTCCGTTTGATGGATTGCCATCACTTGCATTTGTTCTATACCAAGTATTATTAATACCAACCCAACCTTTTTTATTATCTATATCCAAAGCAAGTTGTAATACATCTCCTGCAACAATATTAAGATTAATATTTGAACCTAATTGTGTTGTTTCATCAAAAAGTTGAATATGGTCTGTGAAATAACCATGAAAATAAACACCCCATTTATTTGCTTGTGCTGAATGAGCCGTTGTACCTGCATAAGTTGTAGCTTGAAACCAACCCCAATCTGTTTCACCATTTGCACTACCTTGAGTTTTCAGTCTAAATTCACAATACCACTTACCACTAATAGGTCTAAAATTATTACCCATATAGGCGTTTTGCGGTATAGAAACTTGTAAATTACCCTCACTTAATGTGGAAGTAGCAGCTATACTGCTAGACTGTTCGCCACCTCTAAATAATCCATTCCATGTGCAAAAGTTATTCTCTGGACTATCAGGCATATTTGAATCTTCTTCATCTATACCACTTGAATCATAATGATTAGAATTGGCAGTATCAGCACCAACAGTTGATGATGTTCCAGTTCCACTATTAAGATCAGTTTCTTTGAACTCTAATCTATATCCATTTGTGCCATAAGAACCATTATATCTTTTAGGGATACATACTCCATTTTTTATTTGAATAAATTCATCTAAAATACCATTAGTATCACCAATAGCAGTTCCATCAATATGGTTTACATCAGCTAAATATCCATCAAAATATTGCAACCCTCCATTGTTCCAAGCACCAATTCTATGAACATCATTAGTATTTACACTTAAATCATCTGTGCCAGGAACACTTGTTCTATTATCATGAGAACTTGTTGTATTTAATTCACCATTTATATATAGCCTTATGTATGGTGAAGCATTATTAGAAGTAATAGCTATATGATACCAAGCACTTGTATCTCTAAAAAGTCTTTGAGTATAATAACTTGCACCACCATTTGTAGTCCACACTCTTAACTGGTCAGTCGTATGAAAAAATAAAGCAAAATCTACTTCTGATGCACCTACACTCCAAATTGCTCTTTCAACACCTAATTTTGTTCGTTTAACCCAAGCACACCATGTCCATGTTTTTAAATTACTTGCATCAGGTGTTTTACTAAGAACTGTACTTCTTGCAGAATCAAATCGTAATGACTGTGTAGCAACACCATTATAGAAACCTGTGTCTTGGTCAACTGCACCTATTGTTGGAAGTAAAGACATATTATGTTAATGCTCCTGTTGCAGACATTAATATTGTGTTATCACCACTTGTAGCAGTACAGTAATAAGAAAGCATATATTTACCTGCTGTATCTAAGGCACTTAATACATCAGCATTAATTAATATTGAAGCATGAGCAGAAAGGTTACGACCCGCTGAGTTGTCTAAAAAAATAATTCCTGCTTGTCCTATAGCAGGATTACTTAATGTAATAGTATCATCACTATCTGGAGTGACTGTCCAATAATTTGAAATACGTAAATCCATAACAGAGTTATCACTTGCTGCCGATGCTTGTTGATTACCTGTTGCTCTGCCATCTACCTTTACATCATCTTCTATCGTTACAAGTAAATTCTCATCTATTGATATAGCAGGGGTTGTTCCTACAGCAGAGCCTTTACCTATTACAAGATCATCTGCACTATCGTCTAGTCCTACATAAAAGTCTTGAGCATTACCATCAAATACTAATTTTGTATCTTCTTCACCAGCATCACCTATTGTAAGAGATGGTGCAGTGCCACCTAAAACAAGTCCAGCATTATGCACATGAGTTAAGGTTACTTCACTATTTTCTCCAAATTTGATTACAGAAGCATCTGATAATAATAGTAAGTCATCTCCAATGACAGCGTCTTTTGCTACACTTAAACCACCATCTGTTTGCAATGATCCGTCTGTTGTGCTCGTAGCATCTGTTGTATCGTCTGTTTTAAGTACGCCACTAAATGTTCCAGTGGTTGCAGCAAGAGTAGTGGTAGTCGCTGCCGCCGCAGTTCCACTCCCTAAAACTCCGTCTAGTGTTCCAGTAAATCCAGTTCCAACTACTTCTCCAGTTACAGTAAAGTTTCTTATACCTGTATAATCTTTGTTTGAATCTAGTATGACTGCTTTTGATGCAATGGCTGTACCCACTGCTGTTGAACCTAAGTCAAGAGCATTAAGTTCTCCTACTACTGCTGTAATACCATCTAAGGCATTAAGTTCTGCTGTTGTGGCTGTAACACCATCAAGAAGATTAAGTTCTGTTGCTGTAGATGTTACAGCTACATCTTCATTAATTTTAGGACTTGTGAGTGTTTTGTTTGTTAGTGTGTCTGTTGTATTTGTTCCCACAAGAGTAGTTGTAGCAGTTGGAAAACTTATAAGAGCTTCAGAATGATTAATTTTGTTAGAACCAAGTACAATAGCGTGATTACCCATATAAGCATGGCTTGAACACTGATAATATAATATACTTGGTGTATCCTCATTTACAGCTATTTGTAGGTATGTGCTAGTTGTTGTAACCCCTGTTGTATACGCTGTAGTTTTATCTGCATCCAAATAAAGTCTAAATGGATGACTAGACATGTCACTTGAACTAAGAGTAAATCTATAACAATACTGTGAATTAGATGTTACGTTGTCAACACCATGTAATGTTAAAGCAGGTGCTTCAACACCATTTATAAAATATGCACTACTACTCCCATCTCCATAATAAGGATGTGCCGCTGTTTTAGTTGTTACCGTAACCGCAAATTCTACAGGTGCTGATGAGCTTCCATATATACCTGCGTGTGAATCGGCAGAACTTATGCCTACATCTTCTAAATCCTTGCCTTGTGCATCTAAGTCACCACCTAGTTGCGGAGTGCTATCATTTACAATATCGTTTGCATCTGATGTAGCAAGACCATCTATTAAAACACTTCTTGTAATTTTTTTAAGTCCACCACCTGAAGTATCTACTGCTAGTAATACATCATCACTTGCAGCAGTAGATATTGCGGATAAAGAACTAACTGCTACAGAATTAAAGTTTGTACCGTCTGCGATTAACAAATTACCTGCGTTGTTAGTAGCCATAGTAATGTCATCACCTGAGACTGTTAAGTCACCTGTAACTACGACATCACCACTAAACGTTGCTTTACCTGCAAGAGCCATATCAATGTCAAGAGCAGTAATTGCACTTGCACCATCTGTACCTTTTATTGCAAAGTTTTTATCTGCAGTGCTTACAGTTAGTTCAGCATCGCCTGAATTATTAGCTATATCGAGAACAGATGTGCCAGCATCTTTAAATGTAACATTAGCGCCATCTGCATCAAGTACAATATCTCCACCTGAATTTAAAGTGACTGTAGTGCCTGCTAACTCAGCAGTTCCATCTGCTGTTATAGTAATATTAGCCGCCGCTCCTGCGGCATCAGTAGTTACAATAGTTAATGTACCATTAGTCCCTGCAGTAAACACAGCTGTATCACTCGTATCGCCAGTCATAGTGATAACTTTATCATTTATGTTTATGCTATCTATGGTGGCTTCATCTGCTACAAGAGTATCAATATTTGCCGTACCGTCTAAATGTAAATTTCTCCACTCCTGACTGGCAGAACCTAAGTCGTATGTATCGTCTGTATTAGGTATAATAGAACTATTTACGTCTGCTCCGAATACAACATTATCAGACGCAGAATCTCCTAAAGTAAGTGTGCCACCATTAAATGTAGTTGTGCCTGTTACAGTGGCGTTGCCACCCACAGTTAAGTTACCACCAACATCTAAATTACCTGTGATACCAGTTACTGCTTCTACTACGTTAGTACCATCACAAAACAATATACTTGTATTTCCATTAGATACAGCTATACCACTGCCTGATGCGGTCTTGACTGTAACTGTTTGCCCAGCTCCATTTTTAACAATAAATATTTTACTAAGCGCAGGACATATAAGTGTAGCTGCACCACTTAAATCACTAGTTGTGTCGGTAAGAAGTAGCATGGCAGCCCTAGATTCTGCTGTGGTACCATTTGCTGTTGACAATGTAGCAGAGTTACCACTCCACGTATTTATTGTTTTTAATCCTGCTATTGCCTCTTCTACCATAGAAGTTATGTTGTTGTTTACAACATCCCCCCAAGAACCACTCAGTTCTCCTTGAGTAGGTAGGGCAATTTTTAAAAGAGTACTAAATGCTGTTGCCATTTATAAAACCTCACTGTTAGTTATATTATTATACCAACAACCCAATATGTGCAATAGTTTCATATCTACCTCGTTAAAAGACGCGTATTATTGCGTTGTTAGCATCAGCTATAGGAAATGATATTACAAAGTCTGCTGAACTAGTTTGTTTATCTTCTCCAAAATTAATTACTGCTATCGCAGGATTACCTGTTGCACTCTTATAAATCAAAGCTCCTCGAGCTGTAATGGAAGAAGAACTCCAAGTAGTATCCGAAAAATCTAGAAAGGCTGTTGTGCCTGATAACGCAGGATTTGCTGCTATGCTAAGAGTGTTACCACCTGCAGTGTAACCCGTGCCTGACACTTCGTTAGTTGTACTGTACGCTGTAGTTGCCGCACTTAAAGTAGCGGAGGAAGTGTATAAGGCAATTTTAAATGCTTGAGATGTGTCGCTACTGAAATCCATCTCTCCATTCAGTAGAGCAGTCTTAAATGATGAGCACATAGCTTGTGTAATTGCCATCTATCTCTCCTAACCTATATTCGTCTTAAATTGCCCAGAACGATATACATCTTGTCTAAGTTTACCATCACCAGTTTGTTTAAGTAAAGTTATAGCTTGCAAGAAATGCTTGTCATATAAAGCTATCATATCAGGTTCACCCTTTTGGAATCGTATAGCCTCAAGCAATGTGCCGTTTAACAACGCTGTATCAAAGTTATCTCCAAGATATGTACCCCCTGCAGTAACAATAGACGTAGGATATTTTGCATATATATGTTCTAACGTGTAATTAGCATCTGGAATTGGAGAAAACATAAATCTTACGTTTGAACCTGAAGTGCTATGATAAGCATAAAACTTTGGTAGCCCACGTTTAGCAGTTGTAGTTACAGGATATGCTTCTCTTAAAAAATTAGAGTCTTTATTTAATAAGAAAGTCTGAGTATCATTATCTACTATTGCTAAACTATAAGTATATAAATACCCATCAGGTGTAGTATACAGTTCATTACCAGCAGTTAAACTACTACTATCTACATTACGCATCGCTGGTAAATCTACAGAACTAAGTATCTTCTGTTCTGCCTGCTGTGCAAACAATGCGTGTTGATCTGCTGTAAACGTCTGCTCACATATTTCTTCTACGTTTGCTTTTAAACTCGTATAATTCATAATCTATGCCTTAAAAGAATAACCTTGTGTAGCTGCACCTATACCTCTGGCTTTAATTTTACCTTTGATTAGACCCCCACCACTATACTTTTCAGCCATAGCTGGGTTCATTTTCTGTTGTACACCTTCAGGCAATTTAGAAAAGCCCTTCATGTTTTTCGGTATACTTCCACCAGGGGCATAACCTTTTGGTTTTTTCATCCCAGGATTGTTAATTTGTTTTCCCATACTAGATCTATTAAGCATATTATTCTCCTTATGAAGTGGTTACTGTTACTTGCCCCACAGCTACAGATGCAGCGAAGCTTAGTTTATTAAACTCAGAACCTGAATATATTAACGCTCTACTAGCTGCATAGCCAGCAAAATCAGGTCTTGGATCACGTATAGCTTGAGGATCATGCACAGGAAACATACCTTGCCTATTCTGTGGGTGGTCAGGACCCCAACATTCTATACATGCTTTTAGGTTAGTATTATTACCTCTTACTATTAAATCACGTAATTCTTTTAGTTTGTATCTAAATCCGCATATATCACATTCGGCTAATGCTTTATTGTTAGTTGCAAACCTATTTGACATAGTTAAATCCTATTAATCCTAGGAACAAAATGTTCCGACGTTTTTTCTCTATCTTCTCCAGCAGCTAAGTTATACTGCTCATCATATGCTGCCTTCAACATGGTTATTCTATCTGCTAGTTCAGGTACCTTCATAGATATATGATATGCTAGTCCTGCTACCAAGCAAGGTAAAAATCTGAAATTCATATCTGCTGTTTCTACACCATTACCAGCATCTTCTACTCTTCTCATTCTATAATATACAAATGTATAGCTAGTATCAGGTACAGGCCAGAGGTTTATTCTAGGGGCTGCGGCTAAACGTTCAACCCATACCTGAATTGGTCTACCCCTTGTTAACTTGTTAGGGATTGATGCGTAAGTACTCACACCTATACGACTTATGGTAAGATCGGACTGTGTAGTGGTATTACCTGCATTTGTACGTATAACATGATCGAGAAGATCTATAGTATCTGCAGGGAGAGTATATTGAGATGTACCAGCTGACACAGCTTGTGTACCCTCTTCTATAGTCCACATATTAATACCACGATTCTGCCATTCAATAGTCATTAGATTCATGGATCTGCGAGCAGTTCTTAAATCATAACCTGAACGCATTTCTCTACCTGCACGTTCCCAAGCCTCTTCAGCTATCTCCGTGAAGTCCATATCAAATGCGGTTGTGCCTGATGTAGCCATTATTTATCTCTTTCCCATTTACGAGAAGCGTCTATAACTTTTCGTCTTTCGTGCAATCTTAGTTGGCTGTTTAGCCACTTGTTTTCCTCGCTTAGTTGCCTTTCGCTTTTTAGCCGTAGTGGCCGCGTATTCTTTACTAGATAAAGCTTTAATTGCCTTTTCAGGTAAATAACGCTCGCCTGTTGCTTTTGGCCCTTGTGTACTAGGTTTACCACTTTTGGTTCGCCATTTCTGTTTACCCCATGCCTTTAAGCTCCTTTGCGACTTCTTTAACGCCATTAACCCTTATAACCTCCACCAGCTTTCTTATAAGCTTTAGCCATCATCTGAGCCTTACGTGCAGACCACTGACCAGGAGCTCCACCTTTACCACCAGCTTTTATTCTATTAAATATTCTTTTACGTAGTGATGGTTTAGTGTAGTTGCCAGCTTCGTTGACTCTACTCTTACTCTTCTTTTTTACAGAGCCACCTTTTTTGTAGCAAGTGGCTCTGGTGTGATAAGATCGCATTACAATCTCCTAGATGTATCTAGTTGGACGTACGCCTTGCTTGACGATACCACCACCTCTATACTTTATTTTAGTCATGCCACCACCCATCATTTTCTTAGGTTTAGTCATGCCACCACCCATCATTTTTTTGACTTTACCGCCAGCCATCATCTTCTTGACCTTACCACCGCCAGCAAGTTTTTTCTTACCTTTAAGCATCTTGTTCATTTTACCTAACTCTATCTCTTTTACTTTATCTTCAGCGTCTTTAAAATTACCTGTCTTCATAAAGTCTTTCATAGATTTACTTTTCATTGCTTTTTTTAAATTATCTTCTAACTTTCCCATTTTATTCTCCTAACATTTCCACCGTCTACGTGCTTGACGCAAACGACTATTTGGGTTTTTTGCAGCTTTTGGGAACTGCTTCATTTGTCCTGCACTACGTGCACAGTAAGACTTACGTCTCTTTGCAGCTTTGCTACCAGCTTTGACTTTGCCAGTAACAGCGGTTTTTAGTTTAGATCCAGGGTTGTCTCTACGATACTTGGCAACACCTTTTTTAGTCATACCAGCACCAGACTTAGTAGGACGTTTCTGCCCTCCGCTGATGGTATGACCTTTCATTGTGCCTTTTGTAGCCATATTTACCTCTACGCGTAGAAGATTGTAATGTTATCTGCCGTATCTACAGTATACTTTACACAAGCACCGCTTTCAAACAAAACGCCTTCAGAAGGTATTGATCTGTCTATAGTTGTGTTTGCTGTTCCAATAGTCCTTGATTTAAACAACGTAGTGCCACTTTCGGGTGTGCCGTTTATAAACTCGACATCACCTGCTGTACCACCTGATACT